CCACCAACGCCTTCCTCGACGCCATGCTGGGAAGGTTCAAGCTGGAGGCCCCGGATCTGCTTTCTGGGGCAAAGAAGGATCAGGTCAACCACATCGGCGCGACCGGGTTGATGCAGGTGCTCGGCGAGCGCAAGGCGAACCTGATGGATTTCCGCAGGGAGCAGGATCCGAGCTTTGGGAACCTGCGGAAGGATCTCGACTACGCCGTCCAGACCATGAGCCCCAAGACGGTGGAGATCGGCGTCGACTTCAACAACCAGAGGGACTTCAACCGCTTCGCAGACGCGGTGACGGGTGCTCGAACGCTGGCCGACGGCATGCGGGCGATGAACGCCTACGAGCGCGCCGAGAACTGGAATGGCTGGGGCACGCCGATCAACTCCGTCGGCGGGGGTCGGGCCGCCATGGGGTATGCCCGCGAGTTTCAGGATCGCTTTGCCAATGATCGCCCGGCGAACGTTTTTTCGTCCCCGGTCAACGATGTCTCTACGCGCACATCGTCGCTCGCCGACGAGTTTCTGGGCTATGCGCCCGACACCAGCCTTCCCGACGTCATCGGGGCGCAGATGAAGGCCTCGGCGGAGACGCCGTCCACCAAGCCGGGCTACGGGCGCGACTTCTACGAGCCCAACTCGATCGGCTACGGTCTCGGCTTCTCGCCCTTCGGAGCCGCCGGCACCCCGGCATTCGGCCCGGCCATGGGCAGCATCAGCCCGATGGGTGGGATGCTGGGCGCCACGCCGTCGGGCCTGCCGTCCTTCGTGGCGCAGGACATGGCGCAGCAGGCCATGCCCGGCGTTTTCGGCCAGCCCACGGTCCATGAGTACATTGGGCCGCCTACGGCGCCCGGGAGCACGATCGCTGGCCGCGCCGTCGAGGACTACGGCTTCTCTGGCCCGGCTGTTGGCTATGGCGAGCGCTCGCCCAGCAAAGGCGCGCCTGCGCCCGCGTTCGAGGGCAAGCCGATCGAGGTGGCGACGTTGCCCGAGCCGGCCCCGCTGCCGCCCGAGCGCCCCGCCGACCTGACCGACGACGGCCCCGCAGCGGCCCCGCGCTCGCTTACCATGAACGAGCGCATCGCCGCCGCCATGGGCGCCACGGCCAACCGGCGCGACATCGACCCGCTCACCCGCAGCGTCTACGACCCCGTTACCGGCTACACCTACCCTGTCGACCCGCTCACCATGGGCAAGGTCGTGGACGGGGTGCTCGGCATCGGCGTGCCGATCTTCGGCCAGCTCAACGGCCTGTCGCGGCTCTTCGGCGGCCCCAGCGTGGGCGGTGTGATGGCGCAGGGTGTCCCGGGCGGCTGGGACAGCCAGACAGCAGCCGACGGGTCCGACAGGGCCTTCGGCAATGCTGGCGCCGACAGCCGCGACCCGCAGTACCTGAGCCCGGCGCCCTCCTCGCCGATCCCGGCCCCGGCGCCCACGCCGGCCACCTCGACGACGCCCCCGACTGACCCGGCCGCCTACCTCGCCTACCTGCGGCGTCGGTACATGGGCGAGGACGCCGACCCGAAGACCTATGGCATGCGCCCGATGCGCAGCTACTTCAGCTACGAGTGATCCATGGCCAACGACAACCTGAAGCTCGCTCCGCCCGGTGAGGAGGACGAGAACGAGTTCGGCGAGGGGCCGGAGCCCACGATCGAGGACACCGAGGACGGCGGCGCGATCGTCTCGTTCGACGACGAGACGGAGGAGCAGGAGAACCCCGAGTTCTACGCCAACCTCGCCGAGAGCCTGCCGTCGTTCGAGCTCCAGCAGATCGGGCTGAGCGTCTCCGAGGATGTCGAGCGCGACAAGGAGGACCGCAAGGAGCGCGACGACCAGTACGCGGAGGGCCTCCGGCGCACCGGCCTTGGCGACGACGCGCCGGGCGGCGCCCAGTTTCAGGGCGCGTCCCGTGTCGTGCATCCGATGCTCACCGAGGCGTGCGTCGACTTCGCCGCCCGGGCCATGAAGGAGCTGTGGCCGATGGGCGGCCCGGACGGTGGTCCGGTGAAGCAGCAGATCATCGGCAAGCCCACGCAGCAGAAGGTCGACAAGGCCCAGCGCAAGGCGAAGCACATGAACTGGCAGGTCACCCGCCAGATGAAGGGCTTCCGCTCGGAGCTGGAGCAGCTGCTCTCGCAGGTGCCTCTTGCAGGGGCCCAGTATCTCAAGCTAGTATGGAACCGTCGGCTGAAGCGCCCGAAGCCGAGTTTCATCCCCTTCGACGATGTCTACCTGCCTTTCGCGGCGACCTCATTCAGGGCCGCGGAGCGCAAGACCCATCGCCAGCTGCTGACGCAGCTGGAGTTCGACCGCAGGGTCGACGAGGGCATGTACCGGGACGCGATCCCGCCGGTTTCGGGCATGCCGGACAGCTCGGCGGCGTCGCAGGCCAACGACAAGATCGAAGGCCGGTCGTCCTCCTCGCCGCTCGATGACGGGCTGCGGGTGGTCCACGAGGTCTACCTGCACCTGCGCATCGACGGCGACAAGGAGGCCGGTGGCGATCTGGCGCCCTATGTGGTGTCGATCGACGAGGAGACCAGCACGGTCCTCGCGGTCTACCGCAACTGGGATCCTGACGACGAGCTCCGCGAGGAGCTGCCGTGGATCGTCGAGTGGCCCTTCGTGCCGTGGCGTGGCGCCTATCCCATCGGGATGACGCACATGATCGGCGGCCTGTCCGGGGCGGCCACCGGCGCCATGCGCGCGCTGCTCGACAGCGCCTTCCTGCAGAACAGCCCGTCCGGGGTGAAGCTGAAGGGCGGCGATCAGGGCGGACAGAACGTCTCGGTGCAGCCGGGGCAGGTGGCGGAGCTGAAGGGCACGCCGAACGCCGTCGACATCCGGCAGACGTACATGCATCTGCCCTACGAGGGCCCGAACGCGGTGCTGTTCCAGCTCCTCGGGTTCCTCGTCGAGGCCGGCAAGGGCGTCGTGCAGACGACGTTCGAGAAGCTCGCCGACCAGCCGGCCAACCAGCCGGTGGGCACGACGGTCGCGCTGATCGAGCAGGGCATGGTGGTCTTCTCGGAGATCCACGCCCGCCTGCACCACGCGATGGCTGAGACGCTGGAGATCCTCCACCGGCTCAACCGGACCTATCTGGAAGAGCACGATCTCTTCGACGACGCGGGCGAGCTGCTCGCGCACCGGGACGACTACGAAGGGCCGATGGATGTCGCCCCGGTGTCGGACCCGAACATCTTCTCTGAGACCCAGCGCATGGCGCAGGTCCAGATGGTGGCTGACCGCGCTGCGCAGCTGCCGATGATCTACGACCTGCGCAAGGTCGAGGAGCTCCTGCTGGAGCGCACGAAGATCCCGAACGCCAAGGATCTTCTGCTCCCCAAGCCGGAGCCGCAGAAGCTGAATGCGGTCAACGAGAACGTGGCGGCGTCGATGGGGCGGCCCATCATCGCCTTCCCCAATCAGGACCATCTGGCGCACCTGCAGGTTCACATCGACTTCATGATGAACCCGCTGTTCGGCATGAACCCGCTGATCGCGCCGGTCTTCCTGCAGGGGATGCTGAACCACATCAAGGACCACATCGCCTACTGGTACGTGGACAGCTTCGTGAAGCTGACCAGCCAGACGGCCGGAGTCGACGTGACCCAGCTGATGGACAACGACGACGACGAGGTCGGGCAGGAGTTCGACCGGATGCTGGCCGCGGCCTCGCCGCTGATGAACCAGATCGCCGGGCAGGAGTTGCAGGCGCTGCCGCCGATCATCCAGCAGGCGATGCAGGTGGCGAAGCAGTTCGCCCCTCCGCAGCCGGGCGACCCGACGCAGGCGGCCATGATGGCGGCGCAAGCGCAGGTTCAGGAGGTCCAGCGCAAGGCGCAGGCCGACCAGATGAAGTCGCAGCTGGACCAGATGAAGGCCCAGCTCGACGGCCAGAAGGCCCAGCTCGACGCGCAGCGGTTCCAGTGGGAGCAGCAGCGCTCGCAGATGGAAGACCGCCAGCGCGACGCCGACCGGGCCGCGCAGGTGGCCAAGGACCAGCAGGTCGAGGAGACCAAGCGGGCCACGGCCGAGCAGAACAACATGGTCAAGGTCAAGACCAACACCGACGACAACCGGACGGCTCTCACGATCGCCAGCATGGAGATCGACAGCAACCGGGAGGCGCGGCAGGACCAGATGGCCTTCGACCAGCAGCAGGCCCAGCAGAGCCGTCAGGACGAGGCCCAGCGCTTCGTCGCCGACAAGGCTTTCGCTGCGGCCGAGGCGGACAAGGACCGGCAGCACGCCACCCAGATCGGGGAGGCGGATCGCCAGTTCCAGCGCGAGACGGGCGACGCGGAGCGGCAGCACGCCGCCGAGCAGGGCCAGATCGACCGCATGTACTCCGCCGTGCAGTCGCAGACCGAACGCGAGCACGCCACCGAGCAGGCCGATGCGGATCGCACCGCGAAGCTGAAGGAGGCGAAGCTCAAGGGCGAGAAGGTCGCGGTGAGTACGGGGACAGGGGTGAACCCGAACCCATGAGCTGGTACGTCTACAGGCA